ATGTTGCGGGAAGGTGGCATAGTATCGTCGCTTCTAGCGACAAAGAATCGTTTCTTGCAGCAGTACGTGCAGAAGCTCCACGCGATTGGGTGCTTTCACTCGATCGAATACTCGCGTACGCCGAGTATGCGTTCCCGACGATCGTGCCGGATTACGTTAGCCCCTCCGTTGTTGTCCGAGGAGAGCAACTTGATCAGTGGGGAGGGTCAGAGTTGGACCAATGGAAACGTCAGGCCAATATCGGCCAGTCCAGCAGCGAACGGTACGTATCTTGCCCGTCGAGGGGGTGGTCCCCCCGACTCGCTCCGCTCGCAGCCACCTTCGGTGGCGGGCCCCCCCACCCCCTCTCGAGGGCGCCATTTCTCATTCAGATTCGGTCTTTGGTGGCGCTAATTTAAATCCTAGAGTACGAAGCCTTGTATTATGGGGCCCAAGTCGAACCGGAAAGACGCTTTACGCCAGAAGTCTGGGACGACACGCATATTTCAACCTCCAATTCAATCTGGACGCATTATCCGACACAGCCGAATACGCCGTGTTCGACGACATCCAGGGAGGATTTGAGTTCTTCCCGGCCTACAAGGGGTGGTTAGGTGCACAGAAGGAGTTTACGGTTACGGACAAGTACCGTAAAAAGAAGACAGTTCATTGGGGTAAGCCAAGTATCATGCTAATGAATGACGACCCTTGCACATGCAAAGGGGTGGACTATGCTTGGCTAAAGTTAAATTGTTTCATCATCCATGTTGATCGACAATTCTGTTACGTAATTGATTAAGTCTCATGCCAATAAGTCGTTGTCTCAGGAGTGAATGTTCCAACAGTTCCTTCAGGATTCTCGATGTTCTGCCCAGTCGAGAAAATATCCATTATGTAAAAGTTACCAGGGTAACGAGGGTTGCGCGAGGCATACCCAGGTTGTTGGGGGCCAACAGCAGCACCGTCTTCATCCTCATCATATGAGATGGTCTTGCGAATAGGATGCCAAAATCGGCGATTGACAATCTTGCCGCCAAATGACGCACTCGGGTCTGCGACACCAATATGCGGGTTGATTTGGAATGTCTTGTCGTAAACAACAACAACACGCTTCGAGTCGAAAGGTGTGATTGGACGAGTAGATGCGGAGTAGTCCGTATTCAGAGTACCTTTAAATAAATACTCTAACACTGCCGCTTGATCCGACAAAGTAGGATTCAATTGCGTAATATTCCGACGCATGTAAGAGGGGTTCTCATCGGGGTCCACTTCGTCGGAGAAGTTGTATGGCTGCCCGAGAAGGATTTGTTCATGTGTCCAAAAACAAACACGTCGGTGGGTGTAGGGGAACGTGCATGAGAGCTGAACACGATCCTTGATTCCGACGTAATAGGGGGTCTGTGTGGTACGCACATGATCATTGTCATGATCTTGGTAAAGTCGATAGGTCGCATTATACATAAAATAAGTCACTCCTGACGTGAGACCTCGAACTCCAGGAGCAGTAGAGGTCTGAGCGATAGCTCCAAACACAGTATCCTGCTTTTTGCGAGCAGCAATGTTTCTCACTCGTCGACTCGTCATTCTTCCTCGCCTCCTGTATCCTCGTCTGCGACTGCGGGAGAAACTGGACGAATTAAAATTGCGTCGATACGAGCGCCGAGTGCGCCTCGTACGTCGACCGTAAGTCCGGCGTCGCCGATTGGAGAAGCGACCGTAAGCCATGGTTGATCTGGGAAAAACATCGCGCACCACGTGAGGGGTGGACGGGGTATTTATAGTGTGGTCAAAGGTCAAAGGTCAAAGGGAGAGAATAACATTACCAAGTCTCTCTCCCTTTTGACCTCACCGCCTATGGCAAGATTTCGAGCACGTGCCAAAGCATTCATTCTTACTTTTCCGCAAACTTCCGAAGATGTCCAGCGCCAGTTCTCTAACAATGGAGGAACTTTCCTTGAGTCTGTGCAACGGGATTTTGAGGATCCTGTGTGCATACGAATTGGACGAGAGTCTCACAGCGATGGAGGTATTCATTTCCATGTATTCCTTAGCTTTGAGTCGCCTGTCACTGTCCAATCACCCGACGCTTTCGATTACTTCGGATCTCACGGGAATATTAAATCGGTTCGAACAACACCACGAAAGGTATACGACTATGTCGGAAAGGACAACGACGTCGTTTACGAGTATGGTACAGCCCCCGATGAGGCTGGTAATGATGCGGGATCAAATTCTGCGAGATGGCACGATATCGTCGGCTGCGACTCTAAGGAATCTTTTTTGTCAGCGGTCCGTTCACAAGCTCCTCGCGATTGGGTGCTTTCGCTCGACCGCATCCTGGCATACGCAGAATACGCCTACCCCACACCAGTACGGGAATACACCTCTCCGACCGTCGTTACGTCGTATGGATGCGTTCCGGGTCTCTCCGAATGGAGAGAACAGGCGGCCATTGGTAGAGCTGTCGGAGAACGGTAAGGCGCTATCTCCTCCGGGGGGGGGGCCTGAGTGCCGCCCCCTTACCCCCCTCCGTCGGCGGTTTCTTATCGGACTTCGCCTCCGGCAGGTAGTTGTTTTCTTATTAACTTGTGTATAGAGTTAAATCACTCATTCTATGGGGTCCCACAAGAACAGGCAAGACCCTTTTCGCCCGTAGTTTGGGAAGACACTCTTACTTCAATCTCCAATTCAACATGGAGTCCTTCAGTGAGTCCTCGGAATACGCAGTATTCGACGACATACAGGGAGGATTCGAGTTCTTCCACGCCTACAAGGGATGGTTAGGTGCCCAGAAGGAATTCGTCATCACTGACAAATACAAACGCAAGAAAACCATCCAGTGGGGTAAGCCTTGCATCATGTTGATGAACGATGATCCAGGGGGCTGTGCAAAGGCTGATTACGAGTGGCTACTGGGAAATTGTGAGATTATTCATGTAACTAGTGCATTCTGTTGGGTAATCTAAGTTTCGTGCCAATAAACTGTTGTCTGTGGAGCAAATGAACCAATAGGTAGCGAAGGCTCTGGCACTGCCAACCCAACAGAAAATATATCCATAATGTAGAAATTTCCAGGACAGTTGGGAGATCTGGAGACAAATCCAGGACGATTAGGAGAGACGGACGCTCCGTCTTCATCCTCATCATAAATGAGAGTCTCCCTGATAGGATGCCACAATTTCTTATTGACGATCTTCCCCCCATAAGTTGCGCCTTCGGCTGGTGGTGCGACTCCAGGATTCACACTAGTGGTCACATCTGAGACAATTCTCAAGCGCCGAGAATCGAGTGGAGTAATGTGACGTGTATCTTCGGAATAGTCCACTCCGAGAGTTCCCTTAAATAGATATTCGAACAAATCAGAATTGGTGTTCGGATCTAGCTTCTCTAGTGGTCGCCTCATGTAACTAGGCTCCCCCTCAATGTCGCTTTCAAAGACATATGGTTGGCCAGCCGCAAATTGTTCATGTGTCCAAAAGCACACACGACGATGGGTATACGGAAACGTTGACGTAAGTCTGACGTTATCCTTGACGCCGACGAAGTACGGAGCATTCGTAGTCCGCACATGATCATTATCATGATCCTGATACAGGCGATACGTAGCGTTGTAGAGAAAGTAATTCGTGCCATCCAAGAGACCAGCACTTCCAGGGGCAGTCGACGTCTGGGCGATGGCACCAAAGATGGTATCCTGCTTCTTCCGTGCAGCAATGTTTCTGACGCGTCGACTCGTCATTCTTCCTCGCCTCCTTGGTGCTCGTCTGCGACTGCGCGAGAAACGATAATTGGTTCGCTTATTTGAGCGATAACGCCGAGGGCGTCGAGTGTAACGTCGGCGTCGCCGATAGGATGAGCGACCGTAAGCCATGGTTGATCTGGTGAGAAAAATCGCGCACCACGTGAGGGGGGGACGGGCTATTTATACCCGTGGTCAAAGGTCAAATGTCAAAGAGAGAGAATAATATTAACAAGTTCTCTCTCTCTTTGACCTCACCGCCTATGGCAAGATTTCGTGCACGTGCCAAAGCATTCATTCTTACTTTTCCTCAAACCAGTGAAGA